ACGTGGGGCAAGCCGCTAAGACGTAATTTGAAGGGGGTAGCCTGATGGCTGAGCCACGGTTCTTAGATTTCCTAGATCGCATTGACGGCGGCGGCATGGGTCAGTCGGGCGACACGTTTGAGGGCGGCGGGCTGCTCTCCATGCTCGGCAACCTCTTCGCCTCTCCCTACGGGTCCGAAGACCCAGCGCGCCGCGCTCGCCGCGATGCGTTCTACGCGGGCGCGCCGATGGCCGCGAGCGGGTTTAACCCGCCGCCTGTACAGACGGTCAACGAAAAGTCGGCTAACTCCGCCCTACAGTACAGCGGACGCGGTAACGTTGGTATGCCACGCACGGGTATGCAGTACAGCGGGCGCGGTAATGTTGGTATGCCTGCTACGCAGAACCCAAGGCTCGCCGACTTCAACCGCATGATGGAGACACTGCCCCAAGGACTAGGCCCAACCGAAATTGGTCAGCAGTACCGGGATTTTCTCCTGTCGGGCGGCAACCTACCCTACGGTGACTACATCCAAGCTCTGTACTCGCAAGGAGCCACTCAATGAAGTTTACACCGATCAAAGGTTGCCCGACGCCCGCCGCGTGCAGGCGTGAGGGTAAGTGCCTCGGCAAGAAGCACTCGAAGTGATGTGGACCGCGCTGCTCTTGTTGTGTAGCGTTGATGGCAGGTGCTTTGCGTTTGGCGGCCCTGCCCTACCGGACGAGCGGCAATGCACACTGTCTATCCCTAACGGGGTAGAGCATGCGCGCCAAACATATCCCCAGCTTAGCGTAGTCTCTTATCAATGCGTTCAGTGGGACAAAGGAGTTTAAATGACTAGAGGCTTGTACAGCAACATCGCGGCTAAGAAGAAGCGCATCGCGGCTGGATCGGGCGAGAAGATGCGCAAGCCCGGCACTAAGGGCGCGCCGACTGCCAAGGCGTTCAAGAAAGCCGCTAAGACAGCGAAGGGGAAGAAGTAATGGATGATCTCCTGACGTTTGATAAGCTTATGCAGGCGGTTGCTATGCGGGAGAGCAGTCAGAACCCTAATGCGGTTTCTAGTGGCGGCGCGGTTGGTTTACTGGGAATTATGCCCGGAGACGCTATGGTGGGTATGCGGAACAACGTACCGACAGTTTTTGAGGCTGCGGAGCAGTTAGGGTTTGCGCCGGAAACGCAAGACAGGCAGACGGCTGTACGCCTACTGAAAGACCCTGAGATTAACAGCATGATTGGCGAAGCTTACATGAAAGAGCTGCTAAACAAGTACGGCGGCGACGCAGAAGCTGTGCTAACCTCGTACAACGCTGGTCCCAACAAGTTTGATCGCATCGGGTCGGCGGCTGGAATGGATATCGAAGAGCAGCGCGAGTACGCCAAGATGGTTGGCGAGGATTATAAAAACATGTTCGGCTCTACTTTACCGAGCAACCTCGGCGTTCTGTTCTCCAAGCGCCCTCAAGCGCGCCCCGTGGGATTGTTAGACTAATGCCCCGCACCAAGTCAGAGAAGATCGCAGCCGCTAAGAAGCGCCACGGGTTCACCGCAGTCAACAAGCCCCGGCGCGGCGGCCCGAAGAAGTTTGAGGTGCTGGCGGTTGAGGGCGACACCGTCAAGAAGGTGAACTTCGGAGATCCTAATATGTCGATCAAGAAGGGCCAGCCGAGCCGCAAAGCCTCGTATTGCGCGCGTTCTGGTGGTATAAGTGGTAAATCATCGAAACTGTCGGCCAACTACTGGTCCAGAAAAGCGTGGGACTGTTAAATGGCAATTTCAACATATGCAGAGCTGAAGACGGCCATCGCTGACTTCCTAAACCGCGACGACCTGACGGCGGTCATTCCGACGTTCATCTCGCTGGCCGAGGCGCAGATCGCGCGAGACGTGCGGCACTGGAAGCAAGAGAAGCGCGTCACGACGTCTGCTGATGAGCGCTACGAGAACCTGCCCAGCGACTGGCTGGAGATCAAGCTCGTCGCGCTGACGACTGGGAAAATGCTCCAGACTGTCTCAACGGCTGAGATGGCCCAGCGCCGGGAGGCTTCAAACGCAGCGGGCGAGCCTCGCTACATCCGCATGACCGCAGACCAGATTGAGTTCTACCCGACGCCCAGCGCGGCGACGGACATCTCCATGCTGTATTACGCGCGCATTCCAGCGCTGAGCGATACGGACACATCCAACTGGCTACTGACGGACGCGCCCGACATCCTGCTGTACGGAGCGCTTATTCACTCCGCGCCCTACCTGACCGATGACCAGCGGGCCGCCGTCTGGGGAGCGCTGTATCAGGCGGGCGTTGAGAAGCTCAACCTAGAAAGCCAGAAGGGTCAGACCGCAGGGCCACTCCGCATGGGAGTTCCGCGCTGATGGCGACGACAAGCTGGAGCCAGTCTGCGGGCATGACGTCAGACACTGACACGGACAATGTCACCGACGACGTGACGCCCACAAACACAAGCTACACGCAGCGCTCCGGTATGGCGAGCGACACCGACGTGGACAACGTCGAGGACTTCATAGAGCAGGCGGAGGCATCCAAGGACGCAGCCGCAGCAAGTGCAGCCGCTGCCGCACTCTCTGAGACAGCCGCAGAGACTGCGGAGACCAACGCCGCTACCTCAGAAACCAACGCGGCAGCGTCAGCCGCCACAGCGACGACCAAGGCGTCTGAGGCATCCGCCAGCGCGGCGACGGCGACAACCAAAGCGTCTGAGGCGTCCACAAGCGCCTCTAACGCGGCAGCGTCCGCCACCGCAGCCCAGACAGCCCAGACAGCGGCTGAGACAGCGCAGTCGGCGGCTGAGACGGCAGAGACCAACGCTGAGACGGCAGAGACAGGCGCGCAAGCGGCACAGACAGCAGCGGAGGCGGCCAAGGACGCCATCGACGGGCTGTATCTCGGCGCGCAGGCGTCGGACCCAAGCGTTGACGGCTTAGGTGCCGCCCTGACCGCTGGCGACTGGTACTACAACACGACGAGCAACATCGTGCGGATCTACGACGGGTCTGTGTGGGTGGATGGCTCTGTCGAGACATCAACGCTCGCCACGGCGGCGCAAGGCGCTCTGGCCGACACGGCTGTGCAGCCTGCGGACCTCGCGACGGTGGCTACGTCTGGCGCGTATGCCGACTTGAGCGGACTGCCGACCCTCGGCACAGCAGCCTCCACAGCCGCTACGGACTACGCCACGGCGGCGCAAGGCACTAGCGCCGACACAGCCTACGGCTGGGGCGATCACGGCGCGGCTGGCTATACCACAGCAGCAGCCGCAGAGGCTAACGCCTTGGCTCTCGCAATCGCACTAGGATAAGCACATGGCAAACACGTTTAAGAACTACACCTCTGCCTCAGTCGGCACCTCAGCCGTCACGACATACACAGTCGCTGGTGGTACTACTTCGGTGACTATCGGCCTGACGATCTCCAACACGACTGCCTCACAGATTAAGATCGACGTACAGGCTGCTGGTGTTTACGTGGTCAAGGACGCACCGATTCCAAGTGGGTCAGCACTATCTGTGCTAGACGGCAAAGTTATTCTTGAGGCGGCAGACACAGTGGTTGTGACATCCGACACCGCAACATCTGCTGACGTGATCCTGAGTGTACTGGAGCAGACATAATGGCTGGCTTTCCTGATACAGTTACGTGGCCTGAAGAGCCTTCAGACGACAATGGGGGGTCCAACTAATGAGCGGCTACATAGGCACACAGCCCGTACCACAAGCCACCCAAACGAGGGACAGCTTCACAGCTACAGCAGGTCAGACGTCCTTCGCCACAGCAGGCTACACACCACAGTTCCTCGACGTGTTCTTGAATGGCGTGCACTTGCAGAACGGCACAGACTATACAGCGGCTAACGGCTCTGATGTTGTGCTAACAGTAGGTGCGGCCCTAAACGATGTGCTTGAGGTCGTAGCTTATACCACGTTTGAGGTGGCTAACGTCTCAGGCGGCGGCATGTTCAAAGGCGATAATGGGACAGTCGGAACACGGGCGGGGGACATCTTCCGCATCAATGAGCAAACCCTCAACACAAACACAACCATTGACGCAGATGAAAACGCAAGTGCTTCTGGCCCACTGGCTGTTGCATCGGGCGTTACATTGACCGTCACATCTGGGGGGAACTTGTCCATTGTCTGAGATTAGAGCAGCAACAATAAGCGATGCGGCTGGCACTGGCCCCATTTCTTTAACAGGACAGAGTGCTGCGAAGGCTTGGGTTAACTTTAATGGCGCTGGTACTATTGCAATAAGGGATAGTTTTAATGTTGCCAGCTTGACGGATAATAGCACTGGAAATTACGATGTGAACTTCAGCAACAATATGAGTAGCGTTGAGTATGCCCCACAGATATGTTCGAACGCTTCGGTAAACAACTATGGGTTTAATAGAACAGGTGGGGAAAATACTACTGCAAGAGTAAACGTCAATCATTATGAGTCTGCCGTACTTAGAGACACGAGCCGAATCTATACTTCCGCACACGGAGACCTAGCATGAGCACCCTCACAGTAACAAACATCAAGAAAACTGGCGAGACCGCTAGTCGTGATGTGTCAGGTGTCGCTGCGGCTTGGGTTAACTTTAATGGAACAGGGACTGTTGCTATCCGTGACAGCGTGAATGTCGCTAGCATTACTGACAACGCAACAGCAGACTTTGCTGTTAATTTCAGCAACAGTATGGCCAATACGTCGTACTCCTTCCAACTGTGTTGCGATTCCAACGCAACAAGCTTAGGTGCTTTTTATGGCGGGGTTCAATGGGACAACGACATAAAATCGACATCAGCAATTGAAGCTCATTTTATGTATATTAACCCCTATAGCATAGGTAACTTCGACCCTACAGAAACTAATTTCTTAATCCACGGAGACCTAGCATGAGTACTTTAAACGTAGCAAACATCACCGATGGCACAGACACAGTCGAGACAGGCTATGTGGTCAATGGGTCTGCGAAGGCTTTTTGGCGCAGTGCAACGACTTATACTCTTGGTTCGTCTTTGAATGTGTCGTCAATGACGGACAATGGCACTGGTAGTTATAACGTTTCCTTTTCAAGTGCTTTTACAAGCAGTGATAATATTGTTGCAACTTTTGGCAATGTGTCGACTGTTCCAAGAGTGTATGGTGGAAGTGTTGTTAGCGCATCTGAAATGACGTGTAGAATGCATAACACAAGTGGGGCCACTATAGACACTAACGCCGCTGGAAGCGTCAACGGAAACCTAGCATGACACACCTATGGGACCGCTTAGCTGAAGCTAAGGCACGCCTCAAACCTGTACAATCGCAGTATCGTGTGCTGTTCGAGAACCCTGCTGATCCAGAAGCCCCTGCGGCTGTACTCTGCCCTGATCCTAACTGGATGGCAGCAGCACTGGAGGGCGGCGTACTGCCCCCTATAGACACCTACTTGCGTGATCAGGGGGTAGCTGACGGGGAACCCAAGGAACACCCATACGCAGAGCCTATCGGTGCTATGACTGAAGAAGAGGCTATTGAATACCTCATACAGAAAGACATCCCGCCACAGATCTGGCGTGACTACACAGGCAATCGGTGCGTAATGAAGATCGTGCCTGTAGAATTGATCCCATCGGATCGCAGCTTCCGCAATGCGTGGAAGATTAACCAAGAAATGGAGTTTGCGGCATGACCACTTACATCAATATCAACGGTGACGTGCGTGATGCGTCGTCTCTTACAGTACCAACAGACCGCACATTCCGTGGTGCATGGTCATTCAACGGCGATGCTGTTGAAGTAGATATGACAGCAGCGCTGGCTATCCAGAAAGAGAACCTACGTGCAGAACGTGCGCCTCGCTTAGCTGACCTAGACGTTGACTACATGAAGGCACTAGAGGCTGGCACAGGCGCGGCTGACATTGCGACAGAGAAAGAAACACTGCGCAATATCACAGACGATTCACGTCTGGCTGCGGCGACTACTCCTGATGCACTCAAGGCTCTGAACCTAGCAACTCTCTTGGGAGAATAACCAATGAGTAGGGCGCTGACTAGCAATGAATGCATAACGGGTGTATAATGCACCAAGTTTTATCGTGAAAGGGCCAAAAAATGGCAATTAGCCTGACCAAGCCAACAGTTGGCGGCAGCCAAGATACGTGGGGGACCACGATCAACACTGGCCTCGACACCATCGCAAACGCCCTCAACGGCACCTCCGGCACAGTCGCTCCAAACCTCTCCACGCTGACTATGAACGGCACCGACGTCACGGCCACAGCGGCGGAGCTAAACACAGCCTCGACACACTACGTGCCGTCCGGCGGTATTATCATGTGGTCGGGCGCAGTGAGCGCTATCCCAACAGGCTGGGTCTTGTGTAATGGCTCCAACAGCACTCCTGACTTGCGGGACCGCTTTGTGGTCGGCGCAGGCTCGACCTACGCTGTAGACGCCACAGGCGGCGCTGCCACGGTAACGCTCTCTGAAGCTAACATGCCAGCGCACAACCACTCCGCAAGTTCTAGCAGCACAAGTACAGTTAGCGACCCGGGGCACACGCACACGCAGATCATAGGACGAAACGACGGCCCTAGTAGTGGGTCCACGAACTATTCGGCATATGATGGAGGTGTATATAACACCGGGAATCAGACGGCCTCCAGCACGACGGGTATCAGCGTCAGCACATCCACAAGCACTACTATAGGCAACGCAGGAAGTGGCACCGCACACGAGAACAGGCCACCGTACTTCGCTCTCGCATACATTATGAAGGCGTAAGTCATGCCGCTGATCCCAATCGACGTCCCCGCCGGCTTCTACCGTATCGGCACAGACCTCGACGCCTCTGGCCGCTGGCTAGACGGATCGCTAGTGCGATGGCGTGACGGCTCCCTGCGCCCAGTCGGCGGCTGGCAGGAGCGCGTCGCCGCCTTCAGCACAGACCCGATCCGAGGTATGCACGCGTGGGAGGCCAACGACGGAACCGCATATGTGGCGGGCGGATCGCACTCTGAGCTTAACGTGATGACTGGCTCCAACACCGTCACGGACGTTGCGCCCTCGGACTTGGCGACAGGACGCGCCGACGCGGAGATTGAGACGGGCTACGGATACGGCTTTTACGGCCTTGGCTACTACGGCCAGCCGCGCGAGGATTACGGAAACTACTCAGAGGTGACCACATGGCACCTCGATAATTGGGGCCAGTATTTGGTGGCGTGTAACGTTGACGACGGGCGGCTGCTTGAGTGGCAGCTAAACACATCCACACCCGCAGCGGCCATCGCCAACGCTCCGACAAACAATCTCGGCCTGATTGTCACAGAGGAGCGCTTCTTGTTCGCGCTGGGGGCTGGCGGCAACCCTCGTAAAATTGCTTTCTCTGACCGTGAGGACAACACAACGTGGACGCCTCTCGCGACGAACGAGGCGGGCGATATTGAGCTTCAGACGGCGGGCCAAATCATGACTGCCTTGCGCACGAAGGGGCAGACGCTAATTTTAACAGATGTGGACGCCCACACGGCGCGCTATCAAGGCCCGCCATATGTGTACGGCTTTGAGCGCGTCGGAACGGCGTGCGGGATCATATCACGGCAAGCGGCTGCGGACGTCGATCAGGGCGTATTCTGGATGGGCCAGCGCGGCTTCTTCATGTTCAATGGTAACAGCGTGACGGAGCTGCCGTGCGCCGTCCACGACTACGTCTTTGGCGTCGAGGGCATCAACCCCGCGCAGCAGTCTAAGGTGTGGGCTTGGAACAACGGCCAGAACAGCGAAATCTGGTGGTTCTTCCCGTCTCAAAACAGTATAGAAATCGACCGATATGTCGCTTACGACTACAAGGAAAATCACTGGCTCATCGGGGAGCTGTCCCGCACTTCAGGCGTCCAGCGCGGCGTCTTCAAATACCCATTTCTGGCGGGCGCTGACCTGTCGCTGCAAGAGCATGAAGTCGGCTTCAACATGGACGGGGCGACGATCTTTGCGGAGACCGCTCCTATTTCTTTAGGCACGGGCGAGCAGACGATGTCTGTTACGAAGTTGATCCCTGATGAGGTCACGCAGGGCGACGTGACGCTGACGTTTAAGAGCCGACTATACCCCAACGGGTCGGAGACATCCCACGGGCCGTTTGATCCCTCTAATCCGACTTCTTTGCGCTTCACGGGCAGGCAGGCGCGGATGCGCATTGAGGGTGATCAGGTCGGCCCGTGGCGTGTCGGCACGATGCGAATTGAAGCCAAGCCGATGGGCAAGCGCTAATGTCCTCGCCCATCCTCCCTCCAATTGGCCCAGATTTGGCGCAGTGGGGCAGGCAGCTCTCCAGCTACCTGTCTCGGCAGCTCCCGAGACTGTTCACCAAGACAGCGAGCGACAACCCGTCGGAAGACGGCGTTTTGCTGTGGGACCGCGAGAACGGCTGGCCGACAGTCAGCTACGACGGAGAGTGGCGGCAGGTCGTCATGAGCGGCGGACACGCCACACTACAGCGCGCAACGGACGTAACAGCAGCCGCAGCCAACACGGCCTACTCAATTACGTTCGACGCGCCGACAGGCAACTCTCGCATTGACCGCGACGCGACCAACAGCGAGCGCATCGTCTTTGAGGAGGCTGGCGAATACCTCATCGACTTTACTGCGCAAATCGCGTCAACCAGCGGCAGCACTGTCCGCTTCTACTTCTGGCCCGCAGTCAACGGAACGGACCAGTCTGGCTCAACGATGGTCAACTCGCTCCACCAGAACGGGGCCACTCTTGTCGTGTCTCGGTCAGGCATTTTCGAGTTAAACGCTGGCGACTACTTAGAGGTCAAGTGGGCTGTGGACAGCACCAACGGCTTCCTAGACGCCACTGCCGCGACGGCGTTCTCGCCTGCCGCTCCCGCTGCGACGCTGGCGATTGCGAGGGTGCATGAGTAATGAGTTAGCAAGATGCAAACCTTGGATTGAGGCGGCGCTGGAGTACAGCGGCGGCACTCACGACTTTGACGATATTGTTGAGGGATTGCAGAAGGGTGTGCTGCAACTTTGGCCTACGCCGAGGGGGTGTATCGTCACAGAAATCGTGGTATACCCAAAGAAACGTGTACTCAACGTATTCTTAGGTGGCGGCGAGCTGGATCAGATTTTGGATATGCACGACGATGTGATAGAATGGGCGAAAGCGCAGGGTTGCGCAGCCCTCACAATGTCTGGCCGATACGGCTGGAAAAAACCTTTAAAGGCTCACGGCTGGGAAGCCCAACACGCCTCATACATTAAGGAGTTCGAATAATGGCAGGTGGTAAGGGCGGTAAGCAAACCAGCGAGACTACAATCCCGAAGTACATTGAAGACGCTGCGCGACGTAACCTCGGCAAGGCCGATGACATCGCGGCGATGGGGTATGTCCCAGAGTACGGGCCGAGTGTTGCGGCGTTCACGCCTATGCAGGAAGCGGGCTTCCAGAACACAGCAGCCGCCGCGAGCGCATTCGGGCTAGGCGGCGGCAACATGTCTGCGCGGGATCTGCGCGGTGGCATGGACGCCCCTACGACATACGCGGGCGGCGTGCGGGGCTATTCCTCGGCTCCAATGTATGAAGACATGCTTGCCCAGCTAGAGGCAAACGCCCCGGGGCAATACGATTATCTGCGCAGCTTTTCTATTGATCCCGTGACGGGTGAGATGGGCGGCCGAGCAGCGCCAGCCCCCGCAGCGGCCCCCGTGCAAGGGACCAATCTGGGCGGAATTAACGTGGGCGGCGAGCTAGGAGACAACGATGTTTTCGCCGGGGGCGGCATCGGCGGCATCGGCGGGTACACAAGTTTCGGGGACATGTTCGACGGGGGCGGCGCGGGCAACAGCGGCGGAGACTTTTCTGGCGGCGGGTTTTTATCCACCATCGGAAACGCTTTTGGAGGTAGATCGTAATGGCAGGTTCACAGATGGGTCAGGGACGGCCGATGCAAGCCCCGCAGGGCGGTTACGCACCTCTGGCACCGCAAGGCAACTTCAACGTCAATCAAGCGGCGGCGGGTGGCTTACAGCAGGCCATGCAAGGCACGCAGCGCGCAATGGCAGGCCCAAACATTGGGCAGTTCATGAACCCGTACACAAACATGGTGACGGGGCAGACGCTCGACAGTCTTGAGCGGCAGCGTCAGATGCAGGCGAACACGACGGGTGCGCAAGCAAGCGCGGCGGGGGCGTTCGGCGGTTCTCGACACGGCGTAGCAGATGCTCTGACTAACGAGGCGTTTGCTCGGCAGGGCGCGCAGACCTTTGGCAACTTACAGCAGCAAGGGTTCAACACAGCACTCGGCGCGGCGCAAAACCAGCAACAGGTTCAGATGGGCGGCGCGGCGCAGCTTGGACAACTCGGCCAGCAGGCGTTCAACACGGGTCAGACGATCCAGCAGAACCAAATGCAGCAGGGTCTCATGCAGCAGGGCTTGCAGCAGGCTCTTATCGACGCTGCGCGCGGGCAGTACGCGGGCTACACAGGCGCGCCAACCACAGGTTTGCAGACGCAGCTCGGCGCGATGGGTTCTACACCTGTGCCAGAAACAACCACGCAGACAAAGACACCGGGTTTGTTCGACTACTTGAGCCTCATAGGAAGCGCTTTCGCATCAGACCAGCGCCTCAAGACAAACATCAAACCGCTCGGCAAAGAGAAAGGCGTCAACATCTATTCTTGGGATTGGAACGAAGACGGCAAGCGGGTCGCTGATCCAGCGCAGCCGACAGTCGGCGTCATGGCTCAAGAGCTTCAAGAGACGCATCCGCATCTCGTTCAGCTTGGCTCAGACGGCTTCCTGCGCGTTGACTACAGCGGGCTGGCGGCAGAGGTCGCCTGATGGCAGGTAGCCCACAATTTGTGCAAGGCGTTCGCGAAGCAGCGAGCGCGCTTGGAATGGACCCTACGGACCTTGCGACCATAATTTCTTACGAGACCGCAGGTACGTTTGACCCGGCTAAAAAAGGCCCAACAACGCAATGGGGCCAGCATAAAGGGTTGATTCAGTTTGGGGAGCCGCAGGCGCGCGCACATGGCGTGGACTGGAATAACCCAGAGGCTTCGCAGCTTGGCGCAGACGGCGCTATTGTGCGCTACTTCCGCAGCAGCGGGTGGAAACCGGGGATGGGTATGCTCGACGCATATTCAATCGTAAACGCTGGGGGTCCGGGGCTTTACAATAGATCAGACGCCAACAACGGCGGCGCGCCGGGTACTGTGGCAGACAAGGTGCGCACCCAGATGGGAGGGCATCGCAAAAACGCGATTCGCTTGCTTGGCGGAAGCGGGCAACCCCCTCAAGCGACAGTAAGCACACAAGGAGCCGCTCCAATGATGCAGCAAAAAGAACAGCAACCACGCGGCCTCCTAGAGGGCTTCGGCGTGCAGCGACGTGACGAAACCGCAGGCGGCGAGACGGCGCAGCCATTCTATCAGCGTGACAGCTTCAAAGACACGGCGGCGCTACTGGCGCAAGGCTTCGGGCGCATGGGTATCATGGGCATGGAAGAGATTGCCGATGACATTGCCAAGCAGCGCACAGAAAACAAAGCGAAGAATAAGACGATTGAGTATCTACGGAAGAGCGGGCGCGACGACTTGGCTGACGCCGTGGCTGAAGGATTACTCGGCGGTAGCGACGCTGCGAAGCTGATGTTCGCGAAGCCGCAGGATGATCGCACGGCTTTACAGAAAAACTACGAGTTTTTTGTGTCTCAGGGCATGTCGCCAGAGCAGGCTATGGCTGCGGTTAAGAGCGGCCCGACTATCAATATGGGCGACGTGGGCCAAGGCGAGTACCTTTATGGGGCAAAAGCTGGCCTCAAGCCCGGATACAGGCTGCATATTAAAACGGGTGTGGCAAGCGCAATCCCCGGGGGCCCTGCGGACACCGCGGCGGATGAGGCGAAGGCGGCTGAGGCTGGGTTAGGTACACAAGCCACAGCAGGGACAACGGTTTTGGGCGACATTACTGAAATGAAAAGGCGAATAAAGGAAAGCCCGATACTCACGACAGGGTTTATTGGTGGGCTACTCAAAAATTACGGTGGCACAGGCGCGCTGGACGTGAATGAACTGGGTAAAACTATCCGCGCAAACATCGGTTTTGACAGACTTCAGAGAATGCGGGAAGAAAGCCCCACTGGCGGTGCTTTGGGGCAGGTTGCGGTTCAAGAACTTGAAGCTCTTCAAGCCAGCCTAGGTAGTTTGAATACGTCCCAAGGCGCTGCTCAACTTATTCGGAACCTTGAGCGTCTTGAAACACAGTATAGAAAGTCTATGGAGCGCATCTTGGAGACTGAAGGCGGCGCTGCGTATTTCACCCAAGGCGAAGCTGATCTAATTAAAAACCCCCAACAAGGCTCGCAGCAGACAACGACGGGCGTCACGTATAAGGTGATTAATTAATGATTACCATTGAAATCGAAGGCAAGCGCGTCGAGGTTGATGATAGCTTCCGCTCCCTGTCCCCAGAAGACCAGCAAAGCACTGTGGATGAGATCGCAGCTCAGATGGGTCTTGCGAACCAGCCGACAGAGGCAGAAGACGGTTTCCGACTCGGCGGCTTGGGCAAAAAGGTACTGGGAAATATAGGCGACATAGCCGCTTCTGGTGCGGCGGGGCTAACACGCGGCGCGGCAGAGCTTGTCGGTTTACCCGGCACGCTTAGTAACCTTATGGATGTGGGACTCGAAAAAGTCGGTCTTATGCCAGAAGGCTCTGCGGAAAAAATGCAGTCCCGGTTGTCTGGGTCTGCGCTGCGGGATTACATGGATTCCCTTTCGGGCGGCGCTACAGAGTACGTTGGTGAGGGTGCGCCTCAACGCATCGCTGGTACTATTGGGGAGTTTGTTGGCGGCGGAGCGGGCGCTAAAATCGGTACTATAGCTGGCGCAGGCAGCGAACTTGCAGGCATGGCTACAGAAGGAAAGCCCGCGGAGCCTTATGCCCGCCTTGCTGGCGCTATTCTGGCTCCTGTGGGCGTTGGTGCCCTTCAGAAAGCGGTTAGTCCGACGGCGGGTCAAATTAGCCCAGCTCGGAGGAAGGCGGTGGAGACTTTGCGCAGCGAAGGTATCAATCCAACAGCGGGGCAAGTTGTGGGCGGAACCGCGGCAGAGAAGCAGCTTTTCCGTGAGGCGTCTACAGCGGCAGGCCGAGCGAAGTCGGAACAGGCTTTAGGTGACTTTACACAAGCTGCCATGAAGCGCTTAGGCTCTTCAGCTCAGAGGGCCACGCCAGAAGCGCTAGAAGAAGCTGCCACGCGCATTGGAGGCGTGTTCAACGACGTTGTTGAAGGTGTGGGTGTATTGCCTTCGCGTGATAACCTCATATCAATGAACAACGCACTAAAGGCATACAAAGAGCTTGCTCCAAAAGCGTCCGCCGCGCCAATCTTCAAGAACGTGCAGAAGGCTCTGAACCAATCGGCAGTTAGTGGGCAGCCGATTCCAGCGGGTGTTGTAAAGGCGTGGCGGTCAACAATGTCAAAGCTGACAACAAGTTCAGATGCCGCAATGCGTGAAGCTGCTATTGAATCAATAGACGCCATCGATGACGCAATAAACTCTGCTTTAGTTGCCGCGCGAAAGCCTGAAGCCATTACTAAACTTCGCGAGGCTCGCGGACAGTATAGAAACCTTTTAGCTATTGAAAATGCAGCTAAACGCTCTGGTGTTGAGGGAATATTGTCCCCGCTCGACCTGCGAACGGCGCTTATTGCGCAAGGTCGCCGTCGCTACGTGCAAGGAAAAGGCGATCTAGCACCTATTACACATGCGGCTGCCGATGTGCTGAAGCCGCTTCAAAACTCAGGGACGCAGCAACGCCTATCGGCTGGTCAGATACTGCCCGGGGCGGCAGGCGGTACTTTTACAGGCTTGGGTGCCGCAAGTCTTGGTCTTGACCCTTTGATGGCGACCGCTGTTGGTGCGACCACGGCTCTAGCGCCCGCCGTCCGTAACCGTTTTCTAGCCTCGGAAGCTGGGCAGCGTTATTTTCAAAACCAGCTCATGCGGGAGGCAAGGCCACTGCTTGACAAGCGGGGCGTTGGCAAGATCCCCGGCTTACTCGCACAATAAGGATACCACATGGAACCCGAAGACATGATTGAAGACATCCTTGAGGGCGAAGGCGTTGAGCTTGAGATGCTTGAGGAGGAGGCGGACGACAGCCCGCTCAAGCCCAAGTCTAAGCGTGAGGTCGAGAGCATCGTTCAAGACGCTATCTCGGACGCTGTGGACTTCATTGAAGGCGAGATCAGCGATGACCGCATCAAGGCCCAGCGCTACTACGACGGCGAGGTAGACATCGGTCACGAGGATGGCCGCAGCAAGGTCGTGGCGACTAAGGTGCGCGACACCATTCGTGCGGTGAAGCCGAGCCTGATGCGGATCTTCCTCAGTACCGCTAAACCTGTCGAGTACACGCCCAAAGGTCCAGAGGACGTAGCTGCCGCAGAGCAGGCCACGTCCTTCATGCACCACGAGTTCACGCGCTTGAACGGCTACCGAGTGCTGAACGACGCTTTCCATGACGCTCTCGTGAAGAAGCAGGGCATCACCAAGGCGTACTGGCTGCTGACGCCAGAGGCCGAGATCTACACGTTCTCAGACCTATCTGACGACGAGTACACGTATCTGATCGAAGACGACAGCGTGAGCGTTCTCGAACACTCTGTGGAATACTCAATGTCTATGGACCCGATGGGCATGGAGATGGAGATGCCTATCCACAGCGTCAAGATCAGCAAGGTCAAAGAGAAGGGCGAGCTGCGCGTTGAGAGCGTCCCGCCCGAAGAGTTTTTTATCAACCGCGACGCTCGCAGCCTAGAGGATGCGTACATCGTAGCTCACCGCACAGACATGCGCGCGGGCGACCTGATCGCGATGGGGTTCGAGAAAGACGTTATTCTGAACCTTGACAGTTTTGACAGCGGCTCAGAGATGACTGAGGCGGAAGTGTTTGAGCGCAGAGGCTACGATTCGGACTTGTCGGACGAGGATACTCAAGACCCTGCAATGAAGAACGTCACCGTCACGGAAGCCTACATGCGGATCGACGCAGACGGCACGGGCGTGCCTGTGCTGCACAAGCTGACCTGCGGCGGCACGTCATATGAGTTGCTCGACTACGAGCCTTGCGACGAAATCCCGTTCGCTAAGTTTGAGATCGACCCGGAGCCGCACACATTTTACGGGCGCTCTCTGGCCGAGATCATCATCGACGACCAAGATGCCGCCACATCTATCCTGCGCGGCATCCTCGACAACGTAGCGATGACCAACAACCCGCGCCTCGCTGTGGTTGAGGGACAAGTGGACATTGACGACGTACTGAACAACGAAATCGGCGCTGTGGTGCGTATGCGCCAGCCGGGGGCTGTGCAAGACCTGACTGTGCCGTTTGTGGCCGGGCAGACGCTTGGCGCTCTGAGCTACCTCGACGGATTGGTAGAGACCAAGACAGGCGTGACGCGCGCGTCTATGGGCCTCGACCCAGACGCTATGCAGTCAACAACCAAGGCGGCTGTGACTGCCACCGTGCAGGCGGCGGCTGGTCAGGTTGAGGTGATGGTGCGTAACTTGGCGGACGGTATGCGCGACCTCTTTGGTATCATGCTTCGCCTCTACGCTAAGAACGTAGATGAGGAGCAGATGATGCGCCTCAACGGCTCGTTCGTCCCTGTTGATCCGCGCGTGTGGAACACCAGCATGGACGTGTCTATCAACGTCGGGCTGGGTACTGGCCGCGAGGAAGAGAAGATGATGGGCTTGAACCAAGCGCTTCAGATGCAGACGATGGTCTACCAAACATACGGCCCGATGAACGGTCTGGTGTCCATGACCAACATCCGCAACACTCTAGCAGACTTGTTGGCGGCTTCAGGCGTTCGCAACGCTGACCGCTACTTCGCCCCGATTACGCCAGAGATTGAAGCGCAGATGTTGCAGATGCAGCAGCAGGCGCAGTCGCAGCAAGGTCAACAAGACCCCAACGCCGCGTTCTTGCAGGCCGAGCAGATGAAGGCTCAGACAAAGATGCAGTCTGACATGGCTAAACTGCAACTTGATGCGCAGAAGGCGGCGGCTGACGACGATCTCAAGCGCGATAAGATGGCGCAAGATCTGCTTGTGGATGCGGCCAAGATCTACGGGCAGTACGGTACAGCCGTTGACGTCGCCAAGGTGCAGGCTGAGCAGGATAAAGTCCGCATGATCGGCGGCATGGCTCAATTGCCATAAACTCGATTTCGTGGTATATATTTTGAGGTTTTGAAGGAGACGACAATGGCTAACATCGGAAAAACGGAGCCAGCGCATGACATGGCGTCTGTCACCACCAGCGACACTGCTGAAATTGCCCCCACGCGCGGCCTGTTTGTCGGCGGCGCTGGTAATTTGAAAGTCGTCACTGCCGCTGGCTCAACTGTCACTTTGACTGGCGTTGCCGCTGGCTCAATATTGCCAGTGTCGGTCAAACGTGTTTTTGCGACTGGTACTACCGCGACAAATATCGCCGCCCTATATTAAGAGGACGTCACTATGCAGATCGGTCTGAGCCTGTCCCTGACGGCGCAATTGCGTTTATCCATTAGCGCTTACGCAGTGTCGGGCCTTGACCCTTCCTTGGTGTTTGACTTTAAGGGTAACTACTTCCGTAAGAGTGCAACTGCCTCTACCTTTGGTGCATCTATAACTCACGCAGCTACAACCAATGCAACTATGGTTGATAGTGATGGCTTGCTAAAGTGGCGTCCACATAACAACCTTGCAAAGTCAAACACCTTTAGTACGTGGACTAAAAACTCAACTGTTGCTGTTGATAACGCCGCAACAGGCCCGAACGGTGTAGCTAACACAGCGTCCACAGTTAACTTCTCTACTGGAGGCTCATCCCTTTACAACTTGTCCACAGTTACTGTTAAAGCAGGAGACAAAGTAACTCTTGCCGCATGGGTTCGCAGTGATACCATAACTTCTATTACGTTCGCAATAAATGGTCGTACAAGTCCCGGTAATAACACATTAGAGACCAATCTCGCTGTAACCTCCACTTGGGCGTTAGTTTCATTTGAAGCCACTGTTATAACTAATGACACTGGCCTGTACTTTATAATTGGGAAGGTCAATCCCTCCAGCCCTGCTTCTCAAATAGGTGACTTTGAGATTTACGGCGCACATATGTTCCGCAGTGACCTCGGTGGCATGGTAAACAACCCTGACACTGCTAGCAGCTACGTTCCAACGACCTCTGCTGCTGTCTATTCCCCTCGTCGTGGTCATCACATCTACAATGGCTCTGCTTGGGTTAACGAAGGCATCCTCCACGAGAGTGAAGCTCGGACTAATCTTATTGAAAACTCAAATGACTTAACTAATGTAGAATGGAAAAAGACCTCAGTTTCTAACACCGCAAATGCTGGGGTGTCTCCTGACGGAACCTCTAACGCAAACAAAGTTGTTAACGATACTGCCAGTGGCGTTCACTACACTTATGTAAAAGAAGACCTACATCTCGTGAGTGGTGATTACACCTCCTCTTTTTATGTAGCTTCTGCGGGTTACGGCTTTGTTACAGTTTGTGCTGGAACTAACACTTCTGATTACTATGCTGTTGTTATTGATTTGTCTGATGGCACTAAAACAGCAACATACGAGGCTGGTACACAAACAGATAAGACATGTACTGTTGAGGATGTGGGTGGCTCTTATTACAGAGTTTCAATTAGTGGAGATGGCTCGAGATATTTCATTGTGGGTGGCGTTGACACAGGAACGTACACGCCCGCTGACTATGGCTTTAAGTCATTCTCTGGTGACGGTACTTCGGGCATCCTAGCTTACGGCGCACAAATCGAAGCTGGCTCAACCCCATCAAGCTACATCCCAACAGGCTCTTCTACAGTAACTCGTGCTGCTGAGACACTAACAGTCCCTGCGGCTAACCTGCCTTATGACAGCACTAACATGTCTATCCAGATGGATGGCAAGATGACGTATGCTGATACTGGCGGTGATAACGGTAAATTAATCAGGTGGGAAAAGGACGTCAACAACAAACTTTGGGCGTCACTAGATTCTTCTGGTGCATCTACGGGTTCTCCTTATTGGACACAGAGAAGTTTGGGCGTATCAAGTTTTACATCAAGTCTGCCACAGCTTTCCCCCGACACCAATGTTCCGTTTAACCTTTCTTCCCGCCACGGTTCTACGTTCCTTAATGGTGCAGTAGGTGGAACAGCGGGTATAGCTGACACAACCCCTACGTCTTTCCCTGACTTGTCTGCTTCCAGCTTATCCCTTGGACATAACTTCATGGGTACAATCGGACAGTTCCGTATGTGGGATGAAGACCTTACTGACGCTGGTATTGTGGAGGCATCAACATGATAGACGAAGCACTAGGACCAAAGACTGACTTTTATCTCAAGCTGGCATCTGAGGCGTCTATGCCCTCAGTGTTGCCTGCCTTCTACGATGAGGAAGGTGAGTTTGTAAGTAACACAGCAGACTACTCCATCGACGTTGTAGGGGTCTTGCATGAGCCTACAGGCGTTAATATCACCAATGACGATGGTATGGAGTATCCTGGGATGGAAGCATTAGACGGTTGGCATGTAAACATCCGCCTATCTAGTGATGCTATGCGTGATGCTGTTGAGGCTCTTGATGTATCACACGGTGTTACACCTGACACACCTAAGCGTGGGTGGCTCTAATGGCCAATAAGACAGAAATCCGCATTAAGGCTGAAGAAGCCAAGCGGCTAAAGAATGATCCCGCCTTTAAGGGGTTTATGGTATCTGTTCGTGAGGCACAAATTAGTGCATTCACAGACAGCGTGGCCTCTGACGTAGAGGCCCGCGAAGCGGCGCATGGGATTATCCTTGCGCTTAACCAGATCGAAATGAAACTCGACGCCGCAATCACGGCAGAGACATTTCTTGATCGCAGACAGAGGAAGTAGTACCGATGGAATCGACTACCCTAGAACAAGCGGCTGAGAGCCTGCTAGAGACATCCGACGCACCAGAGGCGCAGGGTAATAATCTGAGCGAAGCTGTAGACGAAATCACGGAGCCGACGGGCAAAGAGGTTGAAGCTGTAGCTGAGAGCGAGGATGACGTCGAGGCATCCGACGAAGACGACGACTATGATGACCAAATTGACGACGAAGACCTAGTAGAAGTTGAGGCTGAAGACACCATGCTCATCCCCGTCAAGGTTGACGGAAAAGAAGAGCAATGGACACTGGATCAGTTGAAGCAATCTGCTGCGGGTCAAGCGGCAATCAATAAGCGGTTCCAAGAAGCTGCCGAGGCGCGTAAGCAAATCGAACAGCAGGCAGCCGCGTTGCAACAGCAGCAACAGCACGTCTTGCAAATGTACCAGCAAGCGCAACAAGTCGGCGTACAGGAACCTGTCGCACCGTCACGCGAGCTTTTTGACAGTGACCCAATTGGGTACATGGAAGAGAAGCTCAAGTATGACGAGGCGAAAACCCAGTACGACCAGCAAATGTACCAAGTCCACCAAATGCGAGAGCAGCAAACACAGCAGCAGGCGCAGGCGCAACAGTCGTATCTGCAAGAGCAAGCTGAATTGCTGAAACAGCACATTCCTGAGATTGCGGACCCCGTGAAGGGCGCGCAGTTAAAGGACGACCTGATGCAAATCGGGATGGACTACGGATTCACAGCCGAAGAAATGGCTGGCGTATCCGACTCGCGTTATGTCCGAGCGTTGAACGACGCCCGGAAGTATCGCGCGCTGGTAGCGAAGCGTAAGCAGACACAAGCGAAGGGTCAGAAGGCTCGTCCGGTTGTGAAAGCTGGTGCGAAGAAGACGCAAGACGGCCAAGCTGCAACTCGCAAGAAAGCGCAAACGCGCTTGCAGAAAACAGGCTCAATCAATGACGCATTGAGCTTGATCCTCAACACCTAAGTCTTTGAAAGGACTACACAATGTCGCAACCAAGCAACACATTCGATTCATACGACGCAGTGGGCATCCGCGAGGATCTCAGCAACGTGATCCACAACATCTCTCCTGAAGAGACGCCGTTCTACAGTAAGTCTGGTAAGACTTCTGCTAAGAACACTCTCGTTGAGTGGCAGACAGATAGCCTCCGCGCATCTGCTGCAAACGCTCACATTGAAGGTGACGCAACAACTGCGGAAGCTCGCTCGGCCACAACTCGCTTGGGCAATTATTCGCAGATCTTCAAAAACGCCGTTGTCGTTCCAGACACAGACGAAGGCTTGGATAAGGCTGGTCGTGCGAAAGAGATCGCATACCAGACTTTGAAGATCGCAAAAGAGCAGAAGTTGGACATCGAGAAGGCTCTTTTCGACAACAACGCACGCGCAGCGGGTAACTCCACAACTGCTCGTGAGCTTGCGGGCGCTCCAGCGTGGATCACCACAAACACCGACCACGGCGCTAACGAAGGCGCAGACCCGACTGGCGACGGTACGGACGCACGTACAGATGAGACCACTACTCTCATCGCGTTCTCGCAGGCTCGTTTCGATGGCGTCATGCAGTCAATCTGGGAAGAGGGCGGCAAGCCAGACACGGTTTACCTCTCAGCGTTCCAGATGAACGTGGCGCTCGGCTTCACTGGTAACAACAACCAGCGCTCGCAAGTACAGGCTGGCGACGAGCGCGTCATCAAATCACTAGCGATATACACGACCCCATGGGGTACGGTTGAGTTCATGCCTTCCCGCGAAAACCGCGCGCGTGACGTTTTCATCATGCAGGACAACATGTGGGAAATCGCAACACTGCGTGGCACGAAGAACGTGGCATTGGCAAAAACTGGCGACAACACTACCCGCCAAGTTGTGACAGAAATCACGCTCTGCGCAAAAAATGAAGCGGCCAACGGCGGCATCTTCGACAACACAACTTCTTAATTGAAGTAGGCGGGGGCGGTTAATTCGCCCCCGCAACCTTATCAGGAGACGTCCATGAAAGAAGTCATTGTGAACCGCCTAAAAATCAAGTGCAGCAAAGGCCGCATTGAGAAGGGCGAAACTGTCATCCTGTCGGATGCCGAGATTGCTAAGATATGCAGACTGCGCCCCGATAGCGTCACCGTTTTGCGCGACATAAAGCCAGTCGCCAAGCCCACAACAACAAAAACACGGAAGCCTCGAAATGCAAAAAGCAGCCCACTCGACAAAACTATCTGAGAGCTACAAGTTTGAGGACGACCGACTGATCGTCAAGAAGACGTTCGACGCCTCCCACATGCTTAACGACGCCCAACAAGCGCGCGAGACCACGCAGAACAGCTTCGGCTCTGACTACAAGCACGTCGGCAATGTGGACATGGGCCTGCTTGGCGTATGGCTCAAAGAGGCTGGCGTTGCGTGGACCGACACGGAGGCCGTCAAAGACGTCATCAAGCGCAAGATGATGAGCAACGAATTCTCCGCCCTGCGGGTGTGGGAAGGGTCGTACTAATATGGAAATGGACGCGCTCTGGAATGCCGTACTCACCGCCACCATCGGCCTCATCGCGTGGTGGATAAAGTCGCAGTCCGACGAGGTCAGACGTGTCCAGATACTACTGAACAAGACCCGCGAAGATATGGCTAAAGAATACGTCACGCGCGCTGACAGCACTGCCACGCTGGCTCAGATCGTGCAGCGCTTTGACCGTATCGAGGAGAAGATCGACCGACTTGTGGAGCGAAAGGGTTAGGCGATGGAAAGTATGAAGCTGCCAATTACTGTGATCGGGGTCGTTATACTTCAGATTTCTGGCTTCATCTGGTGGACTGCACAGCAGGCCGTTACCATATCAGACTTAGAAGAGTCTGTCACTTCTATGTCGTCGAGCATGGCTATTGCTGACCGCACTAACTTAAAGCGTGATGTCCAAGAGAACGCTGGAGAAATCAGTGATCTTTGGGATGATGTTAACGGCTTGGCTTTGAGTATTATGCAGATCAATGAAATAAAGCAGCGGCTCTCGACGATTGAGGTCGAGATGAGGTACATTAACCGCGACCATGAAGGGATCAAGAAATGAGACATCTTGACAGTATCTACGTGCATTGCACGGCAACACGCGCAGAGTGGTGGGAAGACAAACGCTCCAGCGAGAAAGCTGCTGAGTGTAAGCGATGGCACCTTGATCGAGGGTGGAGCGACATAGGGTACAACTACCTCATAGATCGCGACGGCACTGTAACCGAGGGTCGCCCCATCGAGAAGACGCCAGCAGCTCAGAAGGGCCACAACACAGGCTCTGTAGCTATTGCACTCTGGGGTGGCCACGGCGGTAATCAAGACGACAGCTTTGAGGAACACTTTACGCCAGAGCAGGACCGCGCTTTGCGCAAGATGATCGCGCAACTGCGGATGGAGTACCCGTCGATCAAGCGAGTGCGAGGACATAATGAGGTGAGTGCCAAGCAGTGCCCATGCTTCCAGATCACACCGTGGATGAACAGCGTAGAGGGGAAAAAGAAACCAGCCCGCAAGCGCATCTCGCAGACGAAGACAGTCCGCAGTTCTACTGTTGCAAAGCTCGCGACCCTAGCCAGCCCTGCGACGATTGCCACTGTCGGTGGGCTGGAGTGGCAAAAGCTGCTGATCATGGGCGTGTTCGCTCTGGTAGCGATGATGGCCTTGGGCGTGATTGATTTGGAGCGCCTCAAGAAGTGGGATTTAGGAGACCGCTGATGTTTCTGCTGGGTAAGCTAAAAATTTACGCTGCGCTGCTGGGCGCTGCCGCGATTGCCGTTATCACGGTATACTATCGCGGCAAAGCTGATGGTCGCGGCGACTTGGAGTATGAGATCAAAGACGATCGGCTGGATAAACTGCTGACCGCTAAGGAGGTGCAAGATGAATTACAAAATGTTTCTGACGATAGCATTGCTGCCCGCGCTGCTCGCTGGGTGCGGGACAACGATTAGCGGTGACACTTACTGTGATTTGTCGAGCAGCATTATGTTTGGCGAGCAGTCAGTGATTGATGACCTTGCGGCGTCTGACCCGCAACTGCTACGCCAGATCGTGACGCACAACGAGACCCGTCAGGCTATCTGCAAATGACACCTAAGCAGCGCGAGGCTTGGAACCTGCACATCGCGGGTGTGCGGGGCAGAGAGATTTCTAAGCGGCTGGGCATTAACGAGTCCAGCGTAAGCACTCGACTCAAGAACGCGCGCAAGCACGCTGAAGCGGATGAAGCTATCCAAGGCGCTATGCGTGCTGTTGGCATGTCGGACGCTGGCCCGCTGCACTCAGGATGGATCAAGAGCGAGGGCGCTTCCCTTTATTTTCAGATGCCAAAAGATGCTGGAGGTAATGTCAGCGAGATAGTTCGCGAGGCGTTTGAGGGCATCCCCGCCTGCCCGGCGATCCCAAGCGCTCGCGAGTTCACTGGTGGGCTACTCACTGTGTACCCAATATTTGATGCTCACATTGGCATGCGTGCCAGCTCCGAGGAGAGCGGTGAGGACATGGACAACGATATCGCAGAGCGCCGTATCACAGGCGGTGTGGGGCAGTGCATTGCATCCTCACCAGCTTCTGAGAAGGCTGTCATCCTGATCGGCGGTGATGCGTTGCACGCTAACGATCAGACAGCGCAGACGCCGCAATCCAAGCACGTTCTTGATGTAGCCTCTAGCTTCAGCGAGGCGCTTGACGCTGCCATTCGGACATTCGCGGCCTGTATTGAGATGGCCGCAGTCAAGCACAGCAGCGTGATCGTGAGCGTCATCCAAGGCAACCATGATCGGGATGCTTTCTTGGCTATTATGTACGCTCTGCGCGAGCGCTACAGAGACAACCCGCGCATTGAGGTGCAGCGCAAGGGTGGCGAGTTCTTTGTCATGGAGTGGGGCAAGGTGATGATCGCCTCGCATCACGGAGACAAGGCTAAGGCCGAGCGGCTCGTGATGCACATGGCTGATGAGTGGGCTGAGATGTGGGGCCGTACTAGACACCGCTTCTACTTCACAGGTCACATGCATCACACAAAGATGCAGGACGTTGGCGGCGTGCAAGTGGAGCAGCTTCGCGCCGTTGCGCCGAGGGACGCGTATGCAGCGTCCCACAGCTATTCTTCCCGCTCCGAGATGCAAGCCATCACCTACCACAAGGCTAGTGGAGAGGTGAGCCGTGTCAAGGTGGCGCTAGCCTGACGTTTCCTCGTAAAAAGCATCAAGCAGCGTTGACAGAGCCAGCTCGCACACGTTCACCTTGGATATTGCTGACTGAGCTATGACCCAATTGCGAAACTGCGGGTTTGCCTCTGTTGTATGCAACATAGCCAGCGGCATACTCCCGTAGTTGATGCCTCGATATGGCGCTCGGCGTGGGGCGGGGTCTCTTTGGTTTATTAAACCTAAATCCTGCGCTTTCCGTACCACACGACTTACCTGCGAAGCGCTTATGTCTAACTCTTTTCCAATTTGTGTCAGCGTTAAACGATCACTACCCGCAAGGAAGTACAGCGGCTTAACCGCAGCCCAGCGTTCCTCGAAGCTTAATCTATCTATATCATGTGGCATTGCTCTCTCCCTTTTTTAAGTCCGCCAAAAGTTGTAGCTTGTCTGCGCGCAAGCGGTTTACCCGATCAGTCAGTCGTTTAATTTCCTCTGCTTGCAGCGCTGATTTAGACTGCCATTTCTTTGCGTTAGCCGCTTCGTTGTTTAAGCTATTTAGAAGGCTGCTGATTGTTACGTTAGCATTCACAGATCGTATCCTTCCCTGCGCCTGTTGCTCACGAATTTGGTTAAGTCCGATTTTGCTGCCCAGTACCTTTGCTTGGCGCTAGGCGATGCGTCATTCTTTAGCTGCGCCTCCATCCAAAAGTCTGATTGTTGACGCAAGAATTTCAACTCCGCTTGCTGTGCTGGCGGCAGTTCTTTTCTGATCACTGCTTCTTCTCCAGTTTAGACAACTCCATCGCGGCGCGAGCGAGCGCGCTGCGGTCTAGCGCGAGGTCAACCGACGCCGCGCTAGACCGCACTCCTGATCCATAATCCCTCTCTGAGCGCTTGATGGATGCGTCCTTATAGCGGATGTAGTCTTTAAGTGCTTTTATGCGTTCTAGATCAGTCATTTGTAGCCTCCACGCCCGCGTCATACACTGCCGATCTATGCATTAACTCCAAGGCGTATGCCGCTATGGGGTTCAGCGGGCGCTCGCCTTTTTCCCAACGCCGAATCGTGCGTCTACCGTGCGCGCCCATGTTCCATTCGTCCGCCAGTGCTTGCTGGCTGTAGAAGAGCGCCTTGCGCATTTGCTTAAAATATTCTGGTGTCATTGTTGTTCTCCTCTGTTATCGTTGCAATCCGCGCATCTGCGCCAAGACGTCGCGGTTTTTATACTTGTCGGGCCGCCCGTTCACTAACTCCCAGCCCTTGCGGAGCGCTGTCCTGCGGACAGTTTCGGAAGTTAACCCGGTTTCTGCGGCTAGTTCGGCGATTGTGCAGTCCCAGTTAACGGAGGTGGCTGCGCGCCATATCACGAACTCGTTAGCCTTCCTCTTCGAAACCATGTTGTGAGTCATTGTTGTTCTCCTGATTGGCGGGCTTCATTGCCCTATATACATACATATAGGACCAGTGGTCTTATTATGCAAGCCTAACTTGAAAAATAGGCTAATATTTCTTTCACATCCTCGGTTGTGATATCACAGCCTTTGCTCAACGCTGTGAGCTTGTCCTCGACTGCCTCAAGCGTGTCGCGCATATCAATCAGCCGCTGCTGCACGTCTTCGTCTATGCTAGTCACGCGCTCAAACTCTCCGTCGCGCAAGTTCATTTTGTCTATTGTTGTAAGCATTTCTTTCACCTCTCCTGTGCTACGCGCCACGCCTGCCGTGCCGCCTGTCTTGTTGATCAGATCAATCTGATATGTCTGCAAGGGCGCGACTACGCCCTTCGCTGCCTTCACCTCAATCGCAACGAAATGCCCGCCAACGCTGGCAATTATATCTGGCGTCCCGTTGCGGTTTGTTGTGATCGTCTTCACCGCCCACACGTCGTCGCGGGCGTTCAGCAATTTTAGAATTGCCTTCTGGATGCTGCTCTCAGACTGCACGCAACCTCCTGTAATTTTTCAGCGTGAAGTCGAGCTTCTTGCTGACTGCCGTATACACATGCTCGCTTACGCCACCGTCGGTCACGATGTGATTGACCACAGCGTCTGTGCGCTTGTTGAGGTTCACGCCTCGGTCACGCCGCTGCACGAATTTAGCGCCGCTGTAGTCGCTGTTCACGATCACGAAATGCGCGAAGTCGGCGAGGCTCACGCCCTCGGCATGGGCAACGCTGGAAAATATAGACGCCTTCGGGAAGTGCTTATCCAGCTTCATGCGGGTGCTGCGGAAGTGCGCCATCAGCGCCAGCCCTTCGCTGTCGCCCCACGTCTTCTTAATGTAGTCGATCACCTCCGTGTTCGGAAGGTCGATCAACTGCTCGTCCACCATCACAGCGCCAGCCTCAATCTGGTGGATGGCTACCCGCTCGGCCATGTCACTCTCCGCAGCGAACACAACACCGGGGGCGATTGACGCCACCTTGTCCCGCTGGATCGTGGCGATCAGCCCTTTCGTGGCCGCTCTAAGTTCAACTTTGTGGACCTTATCCACTGCCTTGTGCGTGATGCCCGCTTGGTCTTGCGTCAGGGTAATTATGTAAGGCTCTAGGCGATCCAGCAGTTCGGGACGGGCCTTCTTATACTGCTCAACCCAGCGCCCGTTTATGCGTATCTGCGAGGACACGCCCCACGCTCGGAAGAACTCGTAGAAGTTCTTGTAGCGTAACGGCGACCTCTTAGAGAGTGCGAACTGGTAGTATAGCTGCAAGAGGCTTTCAGTTGACGGCGTGCCTGTCATCAATAGCACAGGCTTATCCCAAGATATTCGGCGGAGGTGCTTCCAGCGCTTAGTGGGCTTGCCGGGGCGGCTGATCGCGTGGCTCTCGTCAACCACGACAAAGTCGAAGTCGTCCGCGTGGAGTTTGGCGCACTGCTCGTAATTCGTGACTGTCCCGTCGCCTAGCGAGAACCTCACCGCGTCCACTTCCGACCACCACCCCTTGATCGCCGCCTTCTTGGTGACGATCAAGGGGCGCTTCGCGCCGAGTAGGTCAAGCGTGCGTAAGGCGGTGCGGGTCTTACCCGTCCGCATCTCACCTTGGAGGAGGCATATGCCCTTGTCCTTTACGACTGCCGCTACCTTGTCCGACGTCTCTATCTGGTGTGGCAGGTAGGTCATAGGAACGGGTTCTTCGGTACTGAGATCGTCCATGTGCCTTCGCTTTGCTTGCGGTACTCCTCAAGGTCAATGACTGACTTGGTCGCCGCCTTCTTGTAGTCATACGTGACGCGCGGCTTGCCCTTGGTCAGCTTGAAGTCGCCAGCCGTCAGGCTCTTGTCGCTGCTGTGTTCAATCAGACCCTTCTTGATCTCGTCCATTTCATCTTTCGCCCGCTCGGTCTCGGCCTTGAGCTTAGCGTAACGCTGGAACAGCTCCATGACAGCCCCGTTGTTCGACATGTCGGCCACCTCTGGCACCTCCATCTCGTCGAACCGCGTCCAAGCCTCCGACACCCGCTGCATGAACGTGTAGTCAAGCTCGATCAGGCGGGACACCGCGATATCTTCTTCTTTGGGACTGTAGGCGAAGATGTAGCCGTACTTAGCAGGGCTGCAATACAACTGCTGCTGAACCTGCGCGTAATAATATTCGGGCGTGATACCGTCCCGCAGATCCCGGTATGTGCGATCCGACACCTTCAGCTCGACCAATATGTCACCAGCGATTCCGTCGAGGCTCGCCATGTAGTCACCGTTCGCCCAGCACTCGTCCTTGAAATCACGCGCGAAGTAGTCACTAGCATATTGGCGCACCAAATCTTCGAGGTCGTGACCTTGCTTCATCGCGGCGGAATAATACTGTTGCTTGACGCCCGCCTTGATCAGCTTGAAATCAGCGATAGACGTGAACGGGCTTATGCCCAGCACAATAGCCGCCTCGCTGGCGGTGCGGTACTTCTTGCGCGCGTCCAGCCACTCTTGGCTGTTCTGTTCGAGGTGTAGTTGTTCCATCAGTCGTCTCCTAGTGTGTAGATACAGTTCTCAAGCGCGTCCGCGCTCTTCAGGTCGTGGGCGACGCCCACCTCAACAGGCATAGTAATGCCGCGTCGATTTAGTGGCGCTCTCTGCCAAGCGTACTCCATCGCCGCCTTCATAGCGGCGGCTGCGGGCTTGTAGATGCGCGGGTCGTTCGGTGCCTCGACAACATAACTGTCGTGGATGAAATTGATCAGGGTCGCCCCGTCTGGTAGAGTGTCGCTGATGCGGTGCAGAGCAAGGCGCGCAACCTCCGCGCCCGCCCCTTGGTTTTCAATCGACAGGTGGTCGGTCGACCGCTTGCTGGTGTAAGGCCGCCCGTGGGGTGTTTGGTGCGGCCAGCCCATCTCGTGGCGGGTGAAGCCCTGTTTCTGCCACTCGGCAATGCCGGGGAACGCCTCAAGCCACTTCT